CGTTGTAAACGGTTGGCTCTTCGTTTACACAGTTTGTTGATAAATAAGGTTTTTTGGAGGGTCTCAAGTTAAAAAATGGAAAAAACGATGTCAAAAAAACAGGAAAAAACACTCGATTTGACCCCAAAACAGATGAAATTTGTCGATATTTTCATCGAAAAAGGGCATATTCAGAGTGCAAAACAGTGTGCTTTGGACGCTGGATACGCTGAAAGTGGGGCTACTGTCAATGCAAGTCAATTACAAAACCCTAAATACTATCCTCGTGTAGTCGAGGAAATAGAACGTAGAAGAGCTGAGTTGGCTAGGAGATACTCCATTTCCTACAAATCTCATGTACAAAAACTAGCTGAGTTGAGAGACTCGGCGGAGGCTGCTGGTAATTACACTGGAGCTATTGCTGCTGAGAAATATCGAGGCATGGTAGCTGGACTTTATGTTGACAAGAAAGAAATCATGCATGGCACGATTGATTCAATGTCTGTTGGAGAAGTAGAGGAGAAACTAGTTGAACTTAGAAAAAAACTATCCATTCCTGGAGAGTATGAAATTATTGACCAAGACACATCTGAAGGGTCATCTGTCGGAGAGTCTGGCGATGACTTACTTATTGAAGAAGGGGAATCTAGTCTTCAAGACGATTCATGACACTGGTTGTGTCGATATTGTGTCTATTGATAAGCGTGGAAAAGTCCATTTGTATGACGTTAAAACGGCTTTGAAGTATGCAAAAGGAAACAAAAAAGGTAAACCAATCAACCGAGTATTAACTGCATTACAGAAGAAACTTAGGGTTGAGTTATTGATGGTTGATCTTGAAGAAGAAAGGTGCTGGATAATTAAACATGGCAGAAGAGAAAAACCTCTGGAAACAGTTAAAAAATAATACTAAATCAATAATTTGGACTAGAATTGAAAGCTCTACAGGTTTGGGTATTCCTGATCTGTTTGGCTTTTACAAACGAGGCTTTTGGTTAGAGTTGAAGATAATAACCAATAATAAACTTAACTTCTCAGCACATCAAATTGCGTGGATCCACAGGCATTATTCTGCTGGCTGTCCTGTGTTCGTACTTGCCAGAGACCCTCTTTCGAAGACCCTTAAATTATTCTCAGGCTCCATTGTCCGTGATCCATTATCCATTAACGATAAACCCGTCCTTTGTTCCATCGCCCCCGGTTCCAGGTCCCAGAGCTGGGATCTCCTGATGCACTTACTGGGTTGCTGGACTCCTGATGGTAGTTCAAGCACGAAGCTCCATTAGTCTCCATTCCCACGGCCCACCACCATTACCTCTTAATAAAAAAACCGTGCAGCCAGTCCCCCAGGCTGTGATGGTTGACAGCAGGAGTACATTCTGCTACTCCTAAGTTCTTCCTTCTTTGTTTAGTTAGCCAAACATTAAACAAAACGGTGAGTCGAAGTCCTCGGCTCACCACCCTTTTTCCATTGTCCATTCCCCATTACCCAATGACCTCTTAGTATTACTATTATATACAGGAGCTGGCATCCCAGGGAGCTGGGTTTCTGGACAGCAGGACTTTAAAAAAGTTTTCTTTTACCTCTTGACATCCTAACTAATTAGGACTATATATATTAATAGAACTTGGAAGCGATAAAGGAAAAAGGATAAGTAGCGAACAGACGAACACGCACCGACCAAGTTTAGGTTCAGGTAGTTGCCGTAATGACTCGAGATCCTGAATCGCAAACAAAGGAGGGAACATGAGCACTAATATGTATGATCAAGCAAAAGAGGACACGATCCCCAATGATTATGTTGTAGACTTTGGATCGGTTTACATTGACAAAGCAACCAAAGACAGACTGGACATAGATCCAGAGTTCTGCAGAGAGTGGATCATTGAACACGCATACATTGATCAAATCATAAAGGATGAATATGAGGAGGAAGAAAATGTCAGATGAACAAATCATTTATAATATTAGGGTGTGGTTGATTCTTAATTGTAGAAACTATGCTGATGAAGGATTAATCAAAGACAATCAACTTTTACTAAAAGCAATTAGAAACTGGAGGCAAGAAAAATGAATTACCATTTCAAGCACATCGAATACAGACTATTATTTCAACACGGCTGGGATCGTTGTCCCTGGTTTGTGAGCTGGAGAGAGGAGGTCCATCATGCCAGTTGAGTTTAAACAAGACTCCATTAAAGAATGGATCACAAGCAACCTGGATGAGAGTACCATCTCTGACGTTGTCCTGAACGGATGCCAGGGGGGCACGATCCCCGAGCTCATTTACTATGCAGACACGAATGCCTTTTATGAAAAGTACCAAGAGGAGATCTGGGACATGTTGTGGGACTCGTACTCTGACTGTTCAAATTCTATTCTCCATTTCATAAGCACTTTTAATGGTGCTGATGGCGTGGCATCAGACCTGCAGTTCAGGAACCTGCTGGCGTGGTACGCTGCGGAAGAAGTGTGTCGCCAAATCATGGGCGATAAAGAATCGAAGGAGTGCTTTGATGAAATAAGCACGGCTCTTCATCAAACTTAATGCCTCCCTTTTTAGTTTACTTTGGAATATTAACACTGGTAGCGGTGATGGTTTCGTTTTCCATCGCCAAGCTACCTTTTGGCATTGGTGCAGTATTCCGTGAAATACTGGCGAGCTGGACGCTGCTCCTGCTGTACTGGCTGGTGTTCTCCATTCTCCATTCCCTTCTTACCCTTTAGGGTATTAGGTATAGTAATATAGAAGTTCCCCCGGGAGCTGGGTTTCCTGACAGCACAGGGTTTGGTGTTAAAAAGTTATCCACAACTTAATTAAATAATTACTTGCAATTAGTTAGGACATCACTATATTTAATATATGAACATGATAGCTAGTTGTAAAAGGCGTGATGATCTACTAGCAGAATACATCACATTAACTGAATGTTCATATATGAGCATGCGTTATGTAAGATTAAATCTTCACCTAGCTAGGTTGTATGCTCTAGGTGTGGTCTTATTGTCGGCAGATATACGTGCGTGTAATAATCTGACCACATCACAAAAGCCAAAGGAGGCAACATGAACAAGAAGAAGGAAATAGACAAGTTAGTAAGACTAACAATACTAAACAACTTCATTAGTTCGAAGTTGAAAGAACAAAAGACAATCGTTAAATCTTTTGTTGAAGAGGAAAAAGTCCTCAAAGGTCTTGACCACAAGATGAACGTTATCAGACGTGAATACAAAAAGTTTGATAGTGCTCGTTTCAAGGTTGAGCAACCTTTAATGTACAATCAGTACAGAACTCAAATCGTTGAGAGTGTCGAACTCAAGCCGATTGTTGATCACGATCAAGAGAGCGAACTCTTAACAGAGAACTTTCCCCTCTTACAAATGCAAACTCAGTAATGAGAAGGCAAAAATTAAAATCTCTGGACAAGCGAACAGTCTTAGTCCAGAGAAAAAAGTATTTCGGTAAAAACTTTTATTACCCTTGGTGTGAGTTGTCTGAGATACTAGCAATCTTAATTGGTCGCCCTACTCTCTTAGACAGGGAGTTATTATGGCTACGAGGTTTGAACTACGAATTTTATGAATTCGATACAGGCAAACCAATCAAACCAATTACTCAATAACATTTATCTCTAGTGCGAGGGCGTCTGCCCTCGTGCCTTTCTCCATTCTCCATTCACTTATTACCCTTTGGGTACGTACGTATAGTAATAATAAAATGGCTACCGGCGTCTGGGTTAGTTGCTGACAGCAGATGTCAAGCCAATGAGATTCTCGTTGAGGTTTTAGGGTGCGACCAAAAGGTACAAAAGTTATCCACAGATATTATCTTATATACTTGCAACTAATTAGGATATATGAAATTATAACTCATGCCTAATAACAATGATGTCATCAATAGACCTTTTGCAGACTTGCAAGAGCGTTTGGCTGAAGTCGAAAGACTTGAAAGAGATGACACTCCCACAACAAGGAAGGAAGTAGATTATCGTGCTATCGCTAATTTTCTTAGTAATGAAATGTATCATCTTATTACTACTACTTCTGATCCTGAGGTAAAAGCTTGGGGCAGACGATTACTGTCTAAACTGGCTGACAAACACTCAGACTTATTTTAAATCAAGCAGGGCGGATAATCTCCGCCCACGCTAATCTCCAGCCCACGCATCTCCAAACCCATCAACAAAAATCCCAAACACTACATCTAGGAGTCCCTTAACCTTTGACCACCATATCTGGTGGTCGCCCGCCCTACGGGGGGCGGGGGTTAATTACCCCCTACCGACTTGCACCATGAGCACTTCGGTTGTAATTTACACAGATAATATCTATGATAATAATTCTGAATGAAAAAAGAATTTGACGTTACCTCTATGGATCAAAAGGAGGCTCAAGAGGCACTCCTAAAACTTGAACTAAGAAAGACACAACTAGAACTTGCAAGTAAGGCAAGAGACTCCTTTATAACGTTCGTTAAAACTGTGTGGCCGGGGTTCGTGGAAGGTGAACATCACATCAGAATCGGTGAGAAGTTCGAAAAGGTACTATCGGGTGAGATTAAAAGATTAATTGTCAACATGCCCCCTCGTCATACAAAATCAGAATTTGCGTCCTATCTCTTTCCTGCTTGGCTCATGGGCCACAAACCACAGACCAAGATTATTCAAACCACCCACACAGCCGAACTCTCTTACAGATTTGGTCGTAAGGTTCGTAACCTCATGGACAGTGAAGAATACAGATCTGTTTTTACAGAAGTAAAATTATCACAGGATTCCAAAGCTGCTGGTAGATGGGAAACCAACTACGGGGGAGAGTATTTTGGGGCGGGTGTAGGAGGAGCCATAACAGGTCGTGGTGCGGATCTATTAATTATTGATGATCCACATAGTGAACAAGATGCCTTGTCACAAACGGCCATGGACAATGCGTGGGAGTGGTATACCTCAGGTCCTCGTCAGCGTTTACAACCAGGTGGTAGTATTGTTTGTGTCATGACGAGATGGAGTGAAAAAGATTTAACAGGCAACCTCATGCGTGCCATGGGTGAAGTCAAAGCCGATCAATGGGACGTGATTGAGTTTCCTGCAATCCTACCCAACAATAAACCTGTCTGGCCCAACTATTGGAAGTTAGAAGAACTAGAGGCTGTCAAAGCATCTTTATCAGAACAGAAATGGCAAGCCCAGTGGCAACAGAATCCGACTGGTGAAGAAGGTGCTATTATCAAACGAGAGTGGTGGAACGTGTGGGAGCGAAAAGATATGCCTATGTTGCAACACGTCATTCAATCCTATGACACAGCATTTACAAAAAAAGAAACAGGTGACTATAGTGCCATTAGTACATGGGGTGTGTTCTATCCTGATGAAGTCACACCAAATATAATTTTGCTTGATCTTGTCAAAGATCGTTTTGAGTTTCCTGAGTTAAAAAAGATTGCCATTGATCAATACAAATTCTGGGAACCGGAGTCCGTGATCGTTGAAGCGAAAGCCTCAGGTCTTCCACTCATACAAGAATTACGTCAGATAGGTATTCCCGTTATCAACTTTACACCCTCCCGTGGTAATGATAAGTTATCTCGAGTACACGCTGTTGCTCCTATTTTTGAAAGTGGTGCAGTTTGGGTACCAAAAGAACGCTGGGCAGAAGAGATGATAGAAGAATGTGCTATGTTCCCTCATGCGGAACATGACGATCTTGTAGATTCGATGAGCCAAGCATTATTGAGGTTTCGTAAGGGGAACTTTGTATCGTTGCACGATGACTACGAAGATGAGCCCACGGACCACGGACAAACGGAGTATTATTAATGGCTGTATACAATCCCTATGATCAGATGATTTTTGAAGATCCTGCCTATTTAACAGATCCTAAAAAAGCCAAAGAACAGATTCAAGAAGAGACCCGAGGTATTGCTGACATTATAGCAAGAACTGCTGGTCCTATTGCAGGATTAATAACTGACCCCGAAGCTTATCAACAGACTCAAGACCAAAAACAAAGAAACCAAGAAATTTTACAACAACTAGGAATTACAAATAGACAATTAAACAGAGATGAAATGGAACGTGCAAAAGCAGCGGGCTATGATCCACTGACCCCGGGCCAAGTGCTAGGAGAGATTCCTGGTTTTCTTTACAGCGATTTAGTTAAAGGATCAAAAAATATTCTTGCAGGTGTTGATTACTACGACCTACCTGACAATGAAAGAACGGGTGTTGCGATGGGTATAATTGATTTAGCAGATATTGCATTACTACCAGCCGTCTTTAAAAAATTAGCAACGCTAGGGGTAAGAAAGTTTGGAAAAACAAATTTAAAAACAATGGCACAAGATCCAGAGTTACAAAAACAATTTCCTGCTGAGACACAAGAGATACTTGCTATCACAGGTGGAGGATTTACTCCAACAGGTGTAGTTAGAGCAGCAGAAACAGGAACAGGACTCGCTTCGTCAACACCAAGAGCAGGAACAAAAAAAGATTTTCTTGTAAATTATTTTAGTGATCCTAAAGCAACAATTAAAACAACCACATCACTTGAGGGTCAAGGTATAAATAGAAAAGATATTGCAAATTTTTTACAAGAGTTTCCTGAGTATAGAAATAGAATTCAATTTGGTTTAAAAGATGCCAAAACAATTGATAGACTAGAGGCAGGTATAAAGAAACTACAAGCTTTTGAAGGAGAGAAAATTCCAAGTCTAGAACTAGAAAGAATGTTTGGTTTAGGAGGTAAAGGATATCTTACTACAATACTGAATAATAAAGATACTGTTGCTAAAGGTTTACTTACCCAAGATCAAGTTGACTATGTAAAATCTTTTCAAACAAATTTATCCCGAGCAGAATTAGATAAAAATAAAAAATTATCTACAATTGCCACTGACCTTAAAAATAATCCCGAGTTTCAAAATCTCGGTCCTACTGAAATAAGCAACAAATATAAAATTCCTTTAATAAATCTACAAACGGCAATGAGTAAAGATTCAGAATTATATGCACTTGTTGCTAAGGATCAAAAACTTATAGGTACTCCCGATACACAAATGTCTATATCACTTATAAGAAAAATATTAGATCCTAAAGCTGATGATGTCGATGTGTCCATAATTACAGATTTATATAGAGGAACAAAAAATATTGAAGATTACACTCCTTCTCAATTTCTAACAGAATTTAAAAAACAAAATCCTAATTATAAAAAAACAGGATTTGATAAGAATACAAAAAAGGCATACAAAGAACTAGAAGACAAGAGGTTAGAAATACAGAAAGAATCATTTAATTTTTTTGATAAAATTAGAAAAGATCCTAGATATGGTAAATATTTAAAAGATTCAGATAGACTTCAATTTGGTTTTCAAAAAGCTCACGCCTTTCCTATTGATGAAGCAACAGAAATAGGTCGTCTTGAGAATATGGCACAGATGTCTGATATGATTTTTGTGTCCGATATGACTAGCAATGTGCGTTTACAAAAAAGATTTGATGGAGATTTAATTAAAATTGGTAACTTAGGCAGTAAAGAAAACATGGATAAACTAGCAACCATTCCAACAAATACTGACATAAAATCTATGGGTATAAATTTACCAAAGATAATAGAGAGACTTAAAGAGTATGGTATAAATGTTGTACCTGAAGAATTTCAAAATATGAGACAATTAATATTTGGTAAAGATAAAGGTATTAGAGATCAAATAAATAAATTGTATGAAAAGTTTGACACAGGAACTTTAATTCCATTTGGTAAAAAAAATATTGGTTTGGTGGGTAAAAACCCAAAACAAGTTAAACCAGAAAAAAGATTAAAAAATTTAAAAGAAAGATTTATGAAAATATTGGATGATCAAGTTCTTTATGAAAAAACAAATGGTAAACAAGGTAAACCTATTATGCGTCAACCAAGAAGAGATGGTCAAGAAGGAGGTTTTATAGTTGGCCTTCAAGACGGTGGAGAAGTAAAACCTGTCCGTATGGCCATAGGCGGTGATCCGTTGCAAAACATCAATCAACAACAGTTCTCACCTGACCCTGCAGTAGATCAAGATTATTTTCAAGAAGCCGTGGATTCAGGTAATTTACAAGCAGCCAATTTATTTAATCTCTTCAAAGTGTTTAACAAACCCAAAGTGATGGCAACACCATCCAATGTGAAAAAAGTAGAAGAAGCAAGAGATCCTATACCGGCACCAACAGGATCACAAGAGATTGCACCGTTGCCTGCAGGAAAACAAGATTTCTTTTTCAAATCATTTTTTCTCGATCAACTCAATAGTCAGAACGCACCGAAGGCTTCAACACCTCAAGGTTGGAGAGAATTCTTAATCAAAGGAAGAAAAGTTCCTGAAGCAGAAATGATGGATACAGGAATTTTGCAATATCTAGAAGATACTGAAAAGTTTTTTCCTAACAAAAAAATTACAAAACAAGACTTAGAAAGTCTCTACGACACGTCACCTTTAGGAAACCTAGAAGTGCGTGTAAAAGAAATAAAAGCTCCTGGATTTGATGAAGG